AGCTACGGGTTCTGGAGCTACTGGCGCTAGTGGACCACAAGGACCACAAGGACCAGCAGGAGGACCACAAGGACCACAAGGACCACAAGGACCCACAGGTGCAACTGGTGCAGGTGCGTCAGGTGCAAGCGGTATTCCTGGACCACAAGGTCCACAAGGACCACGTGGACCACAAGGCCCACAAGGCCCAGCAGGAGCAACTGGATCAGGTGCAACCGGCGCTAGTGGACCACAAGGACCACAAGGACCAGCAGGAGGCCCACAAGGACCACAAGGCCCACAAGGAGCAACTGGCTCAGGCGCAACTGGTGCCAGCGGATTAACAGGACCACAAGGACCGCAAGGCCCATCCGGAGGTCCAATAGGTGCAACTGGTGCAAGTGGACCACAAGGCCCACGAGGACCGCAAGGACCACAAGGCCCCATTGGACCCATTGGAGCAACTGGACCCCAAGGACCTATTGGTTTAACAGGCGCAACCGGTCCACAAGGACCGCAAGGACCACAAGGACCTAACGGTGCAACTGGTGCAGGTAGTGCGGTACCGGGCCCACAAGGACCACAAGGACCACAAGGACCACAAGGAGCTACTGGTAGCGAAACCAATATAAATGCTACCGATGTAGAAAATAATGCAAATTATTACCCTGTGTTTGTATCTACAACTGGAACTAGTGTTGCTGCAAGTGCAGACAATGCTGGATTGATTTATAATCCTGGTACCAAGACAATGACAACAACTAATTTTGTTGGTACTGCTACTACAGCATTGTACGCTGACTTGGCAGAACGGTACGCAGCAGATGCAGAATATGATCCAGGAACCTTGCTTGAGTTTGGAGGCGTACAAGAAGTCACACGCACGATCACAAGTCACAGTGTACGTATAGCCGGAGTAGTATCAACTGATCCTGCTTATCTCATGAACTCGGGGCTAGAAGGACCTTTTGTCACCAGCGTAGCATTAACAGGTCGAGTGCCGTGTTATGTATTTGGCACAATTAAGAAAGGTGATCGACTAGTATCAAGTGATATTCCCGGTGTGGCTACTGTGTTGGATATCGACAGGTACCAACCTGGATCAATTGTTGGTAAAGCACTGGAGGATTACGATTCTGACGAAATAGGAATCATAACAGTGGTAGTAGGAAGATTGTAATAGTCAAAATAAACGGGCAATTTGCCCGTTTATTTTATTGTGCAGAGTGAACTACATCTTTGATTGTGGCAATTTTTTGTTGGACAATGTCAAAATTTACAGTACTCCATAGTCCGGGATGCATGGGTTTTGGCAATACTGAACTGTTCATCCATGCGTAGCCCAGATGTTCGTAGTTGAGTCGTGGTATAAATTCTTCGGATATACAGCAAAAAAATGTATGATAAACAAATACATTATCAGTACTGGTAAATTTTTCCAGTGGGACCAATCTCAAGTAATCGGGCATGAATCCCAGCTCTTCGGTACACTCTCTTGTGATGGTGTCCATAAGAGTTTCGTTAGCTTCGACTTTGCCTCCGGGTAATCCCCATGTGTTTGGATTTTTAGGATCGTTGCGCATGAGATATAGATAGCGTTGAGTATCAAAACTATAAAACCAAACTCCTACTGCATTTACAGAACTATGCTCCATTCGCCACCCGGATAAAGACCTTCATAACTTTTGACCCACTCACTACCGGTCCACCGATATTGCAACCCTGTTGTGATATTTGTAGTGTATTGTACATTAGTTCCAGTGGTGCTGTCAAATACAACTAACCAATCCTGCCCGTCGTATTCAATGATATCATTGGCTTGGGCCACTACTGCACCCCATGCTACAGGAGGTACCGGATTGTCAAAATTTCCAATGCTGTTTAAAATGAGATATCGTTGTCCTTGTACAGCAACAGGTAATCCGGCCCCGGGGCCACTCAGTAGCGGATCAATTACAGCGTCTATCGGCGGCAATGTATTCTGTGGAACAGTGTCAGTGTCAACATCAAACAGCAGGAATCTTTGATCAGTTGGATCATAGCTCACTGTGCCAATAATGTCGGTAGTTTCGTCCCAGGGATTGTTCAACCGTATCTGTGTGATTCCAGGCCTAAAATTCCCATATAGATTCATCACTGTGGGCCAGTACTCGTTGCTGGGCGGTGAATCTGGCAACACAGGCGACGCATTGGGTTCGTCGACTACAGCACTGAGTTTTAAAATTTGTAATTTATTACTAATTAACAAAACTTGATACATGTAGGGAGTAAATTTTTGTCTTGTGCCCAGCAACAGGTCACTGTTTTGTATGGCTTCAACTGCATCGCCCTGCGAATCGAACACAGATGCAATGATTTTTTCAATTACGCCCAACTTCTTGACCTTGGCTGGACTGGATATCCAAATAGGAATTGAAAATTTCATGGACATGATATCTATGGGATTTTCTGTTCCTTGTGGTATTGTTCGACTAGACCATACAGTATCATCCAAATCTACAACGCTTAAACTGGTCCAATCCAGATAGCTGTCGGTACTTTGAATTTCCAAACTGGGATTGAACAAGGTAGAAATTTGTTCAAATATCTGCAATTTCTGATTGGTGTTTGATGTCCAAATGTCCAAGCTAATGGACATCTTGTAAGGTACCGGCATCAAGCGTTCGATTGTGAATGCATTACCTTGTGTGGTTTCGTAACTTTCAGATTGTGTATCATAAAATCGTTGACGCACTTGCAAGTTACTGACAAAATACGGATCCTGCAATCGCTCACGTGCATAGTTCATACCGGTTATGTAAAAAGTCATCAACGGAGTCGAGGGCAATGCACTTGACGAGTTTTCTTGAACTACTGTTTGAGCCAGTCGTGTCCAGTCGCCGTATCGAACTGGTACACGTATCAGTGCAGCTTCGTTAGAATTTGTACGCCCGTATTCAACTTGAAAGTTACTGAAAATTCTAGTAAATTGTAAAAGAAAACGTCGTATTTGAGCATCATAAAAAAATTGCTGAGCCATTGTATGTTCTCTCTGTTAGCTGGACTTTTGTCCAGGTTGTGTACCAGGATAAGGATTGGCAGGTTTGTCGCCGCCTTGATTACCGTTGTCGGCTTGAGGTTTCAAAATTTCACTTAAACTCTGACGACTTGGTATATTGCCCTGATCCACTGTGCGTACAGTATATGTATTGTTAACAAACGTGCTGCGTAAAGTATTGTTCTGTGGGCCGTTGGTTAGATCAGTTCTGACATTTTCTTCAATCTTGATCCAGGTACGGCCGTTGTAACGGAACAATCGATTGGGAAAATAATCCAACCGCAGCGCATATTGTCCCTCTTGAGGATTCATCGGAAATGCAACCCCGGGGGTGACAGGTAATCCGTTGGGTGCAATACCATCTCCTGTTAGATATCCCACTGTCCATCCATCGGCACGTGGAGTAACAGATGCTTCGTCGGCGTTGACACCAGTTTGACTGACATCGATATTGCTGCTGTCTACGGTCGGGCCTTGTGGATTGGCTGGTGATCCGTCTGGGTTTGTTGGGAATATGTAAAAGTTTACTGTATCGTAGCCCGACAACGGTAATTCTGCTTCGGCTTGCACCAAGATAGCATCGTTGATTGCAAGATCTTTGGGACGAGTACTGGCTTCGGTTTCGACTGTGTCGCACTGTTTACTGATCCAAAAACTAGTGTCGGTAATGTCTATGCCAACGGGCACACCTTGTAAGGCACGATAATGTTGATCTCCGGCCAGCACAACAGATCCCACAGGATAGTAATTTCCAGAATCCCAAATGGCATTGTTATCCAAGCAGGCATTCACAATGTCTTGATACTCTTGACTATTGGTCATGGGTGTAGCTTTCACACGCCACAGGTGCGGTAACCAGGTTTGGCTGAATCCTTCGCTGGCAAAGCTGGCATCTTGTATTACATAAAATCTTGGCAAAGGAGGTGTTGCAGGATTCAGTGGATTCCAGTCTTTGAGATTGGGAAATTCCAGCACGTCACCGCTCATTAACTTG